GTTTTAGATCTAGAAATTAAAGAGTTATCGTTTGTTGAAGATACTCATATACCAGAGTATTATACAGGTGAAAGTTTGAATTATCTAGGAAAGATCGATAGAGAGAGTCAGGTTAGTCAGCAAGTTAAGACCAGATTACAAGCATCCTTAGTTTTTGATCGTGATAATGCTAAGTATGCTCCAGCAGTTTTAAGTAATAATGATTCACGTATGGATGCAGATTTAATTGGTAAAAGTGTAATATTAAGAGCTTTAGAAGGTTTTGATCATCCAATAGGCTCTATTGACAATGATGTCTTGAATAATGTAGTGGAAGATCTATCTATTGAGTACAGATTTAATATGAAATTACCAGGTGAGGATATTAATAAGCCCCGCTTGTTAACAGATTTTGAGATGGTCAATGGAATTAAGCCATATTTGAATCCAGTGGATATGCACACCAGTCCAGGATATCCTTATGTTATACAACGAACAACAAAGGATATTGGCAAATATGAATTTTTTACAGAGACCATAGATGATGAAAATAGAAAGATTTACACTATGAAAGAGATGATTGCTGAGAGAGTTAAATTGAGAGAAATCAAGGCTAGAAAAGGTGAAAAAGTATCCACTATTGCTTACTCCTGCTTAAAAGATGAGACTAGAGTTTTTGATAAGATCAAGAGAGGAAAGACTAGAATATTTACATGTTTACCTATGGATTATAATATGTTAATTCGTAAATATTTTGGTTCTTTTGTGATTGCTCAACATTTCAATGCTGGTAAAATAGCTAGTTGTGTTGGGATAAATCAGGCAACAGATTGGTTTAGATTATACAATAAACTTGCAGAGAAAAGTCCAGAATGGGAAGATTTTGACTATGCCAATTGGGATCAACATTTACATCCTGAGTTAGTTATGAAAGTAGCAACTCTTGTGAACAATTGGTATGGAGATAAAGATGATTCTGAAAATGGAAAAGTAAGGCAAGTTTTATTGTATGATTTAATTCATACTTTGATTTTAGTGAAAGAGAAAGTTTATGTTAAGAGTAGTGGTCAGTGTAGTGGATGTGCTATCACCGCTGAATTGAATTGTATTGTTCATGATATGTTGATGTATTATGTTTGGAGAATGTTATTCAAGTCTAGAGGTTATACTACTAGTCTTGACGAATTTAGAGAATGGGTTAGTTATATTATTTACGGAGATGATATTGTTGTGTCAGTAAATCCAGAGATGTATCAGTATTTCAATGGTACAACTATAAAACCAGTTCTGGATAAACTTGGTATGACAATAACGCCTGGAGATAAAACATCAAAAGATTTTGTTTTGAAGAGGCCATCTGAAATTACTTTTCTTAAAAGAAATTTCATAATGGATTATTCAAAAGATGATGGAGAAACAACAACGAAATGTCTAGCCCCATTAAAACGTGATATCGTAGATAATATCATGCAATACATTCATGTAAGTGATGATGCAATTTTTGCAACAAGAACTAATTGTGAAACAGCCCTACGTGAGTATTTTATGTATGGAGAAGAAGAGTTTGTTATACAAAGAGATCGTATAAACAATAGAATTTCTGAATTTAATAAAAGAAGTTTGAAGAAAATGCAACCAATGACTTTGAACTACTTTGATTTGTCAGAAGATTATGCGAAAGGTTCATTTGCTTTGGTTGGAATGGATAATACTTGTTTACAAGTTAAAGCCAGACAACCTTAGTGAGTAAACATAGTTTGTGTGCGAGTAATATAAAGGTTCTAAGGATTCTTTCCCTTT